TATATCCTAATTTTCGATGGAGAAAGTAGGTGTTTAATATGAGGACTATGGAAGAAGTAATAGAAAGTCTGAATAGAAGAAATGCTATGATAGAAGAAGCACGAGCAGGCAAAGGACCAGTGTGTCCTAAATGTAAAAGTGGCCACATAAAGTGTCAAGGGGAAATGTATTTCTATTGTAATAACCCAAGTTGTGACATGAGTATAACAATTGAACCTAAAAGAGATTAATACCACCAGCCAAGAAAAATGGTTCGGTGGTATTTTTGTGCTAAAAATTAAGAATGGAGGAAAAGCTAAAATGAAGAAAGAACAATTAATTGAAAAAGGTTTAAGTGAAGAACAGGTAAAAGCTGTTCTTTCTCTTTATACAGAAGAGATTAAGAACTTTGTTCCTAAGACACAGTTCAATGAATTGAACACTGCCAAAGGACAATTAGAAGCACAGGTGGCTGATCGAGATAAGCAGTTGAAAGATTTAAAGGCTAAAGTCGGAGATAACGAAGAATTGAAAGTCAGAATTGAAGGCATGGAAAAAGATAACAAGGCACAGCGTGAGAAATATGAAGCAGAAATTAAAGATTTAAAATTAGATTCTGTTATTCGTGCCAAGTTGGCTGATACGAAGTATCCAGAGCTATTGGCAGGAAAAATTGATAGAACAAAATTAACCTTAAATGCTGATGGAACAGTTAGTGGAATCGATGAGCAAGTGACAGTCTTAAAAGGCACATATAAAGATTTGTTTACTCCAAGTGTTTCCGGAAAGGCTCCAGGAAATAATGGGAATCCTACGCCATCAGGAAATACAGGTAGAGCAGCAGAATTACAAAAGATTATCGATGATCCACAGACAAGTTTTGTGAATCGAATTGCAGCAAGAAATGAATTATATAGCTTACAAGCAGAAAGTGAGGAATAATTATGGCGAATGTAACAGGAATGGGAACAACATGGAATCTCCCAAACTATGCAGGGGATTTATTTACAGCGGATTCAATTAATACGCCAATTTTATCGATGATTGGTGGACTTACTGGGGGGAAACAAACAGAAAACTTTGAATTTCCAGTAGGTTCAGAATATGCTTTTCCGGAAGCAAAACAACCAGAAATTACAGAAACAGCATCTCTTACAGCTCCACAGGCACAAGAAATTGTAAGAACACAGACAATCAATCAAACACAGGTATTTTACGAAACAGTATCGGTGTCTTACATGAAAGAATCCAACAGAGGGCGTTTAAGTGGCTTGAATACAGCAGGGCAACAAAATAATATTAAAACCACAGAGTTAGATTGGCAAATTGCTAAAGCGTTAGAAAAAATTGCACGAGACATCGAGTACACAATCATCAATGGAGTTTATCAAAAAGCGACTGACGCAAATACAGCAGGAAAAACAAGAGGTTTAATTGAACTTTGTAAGAATAAAACAAAAGTAGATGGAGCTTCTAAACAATTGAATAAGGCACTTATGCAGCAGTTATTTAAGGCAATGTATGATGCTGGTGCCACATTCAATAATATGGTTCTTGTATTAGGAAGTACACAAAAACAGATTATTACAGATATTTATTCTTATGCACCAACTGATCGAAACGTAGGTGGAACGAATATCAAACAGATTGAAACAGACTTTGGAAACGTTGGTGTAATGTTAGATCGTTTTATGCCACAAGATTCTGTATTAGCGGTCGAAATGTCTGTATTAGCTCCTGTTTTCCAACCAGTTCCAGGAAAGGGCAATTTCTTCTATGAAGAGTTATCGAAGAAAGGTGCAGCAACCGAAGGGCAAATCTTCGGACAGTTTGGTCTTGATCATGGTCCAGACTTTTTACATGGTTTGATTAATAATTTAAAAGCATAGGAGGGATTACATGGAATTTGAATTTGATTTAAGTGGAATTCCACCAAAACAAAGAGAGCTGTTTGAAAAAATAATGAATGATAAGTCGACAGTAAAACAGGGGGTACATGTACCAGATGCAACAGGAGAGGCACCAACGAAAGAAGAGTTTAATGCTCTACTTACTTCTTTACGGAACGCTGGAATCATTGCATCATCTTAGAGGAGAATGACATATGACGGCAGAAGAGATGATTGGAAAAGTAAAAAAGAATCTAGAAATTGATGACGATTCACGAGATTTAGTTATCTCTGATGTCGTCATCGATGTGATGAATTTTTGTCATATTCTTGATTTATCTGAGAATATTGAGCCTTTTATTCGCAAGAAAGTAGAAGCAATTATTGAATTTGAACAATCGCCAGCATACGCTTTTCCTTTAGGGGTAAAATCGATAAAAGATGGAGATGGCTCTATCAACTTTGATGATTCTATAAACAAAGAAACGATTTGCGGATTATCTGATAAGGATAAAGCCTATTTGAGACAATTTAGAAAGCTATCAACAGGAGTGTGATATAAATGAATCCTTATGAAATACTTTATACATACAAAATGGATATTTATCGAGAAAAGAGTGCAGGAGATGGACTATTCGAGGATAGCACACTAGAATTGGTTGCCACAGATATACCCTGTCGTTATTCTAAAGGAAGTCAAGTAATAGCAGATAATCCAGCTCCAATATTGCAGAATCAATCTCATATGCTCTTTTGTGGTTTGGATGTTGATATAAAAGAAGGAGATACTGCGGAAGTTACTCATGTTCAAACTGGTAAAAAAGTCAAATTGGTTATTGGAGAAGGCTTCCCTTATCTTTTTCAGCAGCAATTTAAAGTGGAAAGAAGTGATAAACTTTGAGTAACTATGCTTATAATCGTGAATCAATAAGGAGATTTCGGGATGAGTTAAGAATTTTAATGGGCGATATTGAAGAAGTGGATAAACGTTGCTTAAATAAAGCTGTTAATTTAGGAGTGAAAAAAGTAAAAGAGTTGACTAATGTAGGAGAACATAAAAATCCAGTGGAGTTCTATACAAGAAGTGGAATACACGTTGTTTTTAATACAAGTGTAACTCGCGTTGGTGGAACAATGAGAAAAGGATGGAGAGCGACACCAGCGATCAAGAAAAAGGGTGGTGGCGTCCAAAAATTCTTAGTGAATAATGTTGAATATGCTGCTTATGTGAATGATGGACATGTTATTCGAAATAAGAAAGGCGGACCAGTAAAAGGTTTTGTAAAAGGGCAGTATATGTTAGAAAAAACGGTTAAGTACATAGATAAGGAGTTAGTAAAGGCTTTTAATGAAGAGATAGATAGGATAAAGAGAGAACATGATTGTTGAAGAAATTATGAATGAAATTGCAATAGCCATAAAGGCTGTTCTTCCAGATGCCACATTTTATAAAGAAGATGTAGAAAGTGGACTAAAAGTGCCAGCAGTATTCATCTTTCCTATTACAAGTGAGTATAATCGCTTAATTGGAGGAAAAGAATTCACGAAAGTATCTTTTTCAGTGACATACATTCCGAAGTCAGAGAAGGGGCGTATGGAATCTGCAGATGCGATGGAAAAGATGCTAAAAGCGGTAAGAAATTTGAAAACTTTTCGTACAATGGATCGGCAGGGGGAATATGATGAGGAAACATCAAAGATAACTTTTGATGTGCCAGTGCGAGAATTAAAAGTTGAGGATGTAGAACTAATGAGACGAGCAGAAATAAATATAAAGGAGGTATAGCATGGGCGGAACATTTGAAAGTATGAATGAAGAATTGCCAGGTGTCTATCTGAATTTCCAAACGAATGAACCGTTATCTATCCAAGTGAGTGATAGAGGAACGGTTTTTTTGATGCAAGAAATGAGTGTTGGAACGAAAGGTGAAGTATATACAGTAACAGCCCTAGAGAATGATTATCCAGAAGGAGTCACAAGTGCTGATAAAAAATTAGTAACTGAGGCATTAAAGTTGGCCAAAACGGTAAAGGTGTATAACCTTGGGAATACAAAACATGCATCTGATGATGTAGACGCAGCACTTACTAAATTTAGAACAGAAGTATTTGATACGTTGTGCTATCCGTATGATGCAGAGGATGGAACAGAAATTAAGAATACAATTGTATCGTGGATAAAATCTATGAACGAAGAGGAAGGAGTTGGCGTGAATGCTGTGTTGGCCAATTGTAAGGCAGACAGCGAGTATGTTATTAATGTGGCAAACGCTGTTGTGTTAGAGGATGGCGAATTGACGATTGCAGAAACGACAGCATGGGTAGCTGGGGCGACAGCAGGAGCAAGTATTAGTACATCAAATACCAATATGAAATATGTAGGTGCGATTGATGTTAAGCCACGTATGACGAAAACAGAAATGAAAAAGGCATCCAGTGAAGGAAAGTTTATCTTCAAAGTTGATACTAGCCAAAATGTAACAGTTGTCTATGATATTAATTCTTTGACTTCCTTTACACCAAAGAAATCTAACAAATATCGCAAAAACCGTATTATTAGAACAACCTTCAATATTAAAAATGATATTCGAATTATTTTTGAGAGTACCTATCTTGGAAAAAATGACAACAATGAAGATGGACGTTCTTTATTAAGAGCAGCATTAATTGAATATTTTAATACACTTCAAAAGCTGAGAGCTATTAAGAATTTTGTTGCAGATGATGTGACTGTAACAGAAGGACCAGAAGGCGATGCGGTTGTAATTAATGTGGCGATTCAGCCTGTCGATTCGATTGAAAAGATATATATTACTGTAAATATGTAAGAAAGGAGAATATCGGAGATGGGAGACAATTATACACAGCTTTCTGATACTATATCGGGTACAGAGGGGAAAGGTTATATTACCATTAACGGCGTGAATCGAGAGCTCTTTGATGTCTCAACTTTTGAAGCCTATTTAGAAATGATTGTACAAGAACGCCGAATGATGGGGCATCGGATGACACAACATAAAGTAATTGGAGCTACTGGAACAGGAAGTATGACATTATATTTCATGAATTCAGACACGCTTAAAATGGCACAAGAGTATATCAAAAACGGTAACTATGGTGGTATCAAGCTACAAGTTAAGAACGAGGATTCGCAGTCTACGATTGGAAAACAAGAAGTGGTACTATCTAATGTAATTCTTAGCAAACTATTAATTGCTAAGTTAGATGATCAATCAGAAGATCCGATCACCTTTGATACAGATTTTACTTTTGATGATATGGAAGCGCTTAGCTTCTTTGATTTACCAGCAAATTATAGATAATTAGGAGGAAATTATTATGGCAAATACAGAATTAAATGCATTTTTAAACCCAGTGTTACCAGAAAAGAAAGAGGTTATTATTTCCAAAAGATTCTTGAATGAGAATGGAGAGCCTATTCCATTTGTGATTAGACCAATTTCACAAAAAGAAAGTAATGCTTTGATTCGAAAATATAGAAAGAAAGATAAAAAGGGGCATGAATACTTTGACCAAACAGCGTATATGTCTGAGTTAGTGGCATCTGCTGTCGTTTATCCCCCACTTGATAATGCGGAGTTACAAAAACAATATGGTTTAGGAAGAGAAGCGTGTCTCGCGAATATGCTTTTCACCGGAGAATATGGGTTGCTAGCTGATGAAATCATGGCTTTATCTGGAATGGAAGAAGAGGATTTAAATAATGTGATCGATGATGTAAAAAACGCATAAAGCAAGGTGAGAGTGAGTTTGTTTTAGCTCATTTTGCCTTGCAGAAATTGCGGATATTGCCCTCTGTATTATCAGAAATGGATAATCGAGAATTAGGTTTTGTCTATGCTTCTATTCAATTGCGAATAGAGGAAGAGAAACGAGAATCTGATAAGATGAAGAGGGCAGGAAGTAGACGAGGAAGGAGGCGGTAGAAATGAGTAGGACGTTACGAGCGAGGTTCGTTCTCCAAGATAACTATACGAGGACTGTTGAGAGAATGATTCGAACAACCGATCAATATACTCGTGCTGGTGGTGCAGCTAGTAGACAAGCTGATAACTTGAATAATAGCATAAGACGGACTGGCACTACTGCCTCATCTGTTACAACTGGAATAACTAAGATGATTCAGGCTTTCATGGGACTTCGAATTGTGCAAACTCTCATCAATGGTATTGTAAAAGGGATGCAGACAATGGATACCTATTCGAACACTTTGGCTAGGTTAAAATTGATCAATGATGATAAACAAACGCCAACTGAATTAAATGACAAGATATTTGCAGCAGCTAATCGATCGCGTGGCTCCTATGGGACTATGTCGGAATCTGTAGCAAGAATTGGAATGTTAGCTGGTAAAAGTTTCTCTAGCAATGATGAATTAATTGGGTTTACAGAACTTGTACAGAAGTCCTTCAAACTTGGTGGAGCAGATACGATGGAACAACAAAGTGCCATGTTACAGTTGTCTCAGGCAATGGCATCGGGGAGACTACAAGGGGATGAGTACCGTTCTATTATCGAAAATGCTCCATTGATTGCAGATGCAATCGCTAAATATACAGGAGTAGGACGAGAAGGTCTGAAACAGCTCAGTTCTGATGGAGCAATTACAGCGGATATTATCAAAAATTCCATGTTTTCTATGGCTGACGAGATCAATGAGCAATTTAAGACAATTCCTAAGACATGGAGCGACTACATGACATTGGTACAGAATGAATCACTTAGAGCATTTAGTGGTGTATTTGATGCTATCAGTGTTCTAATCAACACAGAAGGGTTCCAGCAATTTGTTCAATTCATTATTAATTCCATCTATGTAATTGCAGCTGTGGCCACATGGCTTGTAGAGTCAATTGCAGCAGACTGGGATTTTATTTCTGCCATTTTATATGCCGGATTGATTGTGGGTGTTGCAATGTTAGCAGCATATTTATGGAATGTAGTTCCGCCAGCTTTAGCCAGTGCGGCAGCTTTCGTTGTTATGCACGCGCCACTTTTTATTGCGATTGGTTTAATCGCGCTGATTATCTACGCCATGAATAAGCTGGGGATTACGGTAATCGATGTTGTAGGTGGAATTACAGGGGCTGTTACAATTATGCTGGCTCAGATTGCGAATAAATTTATCCTGCTATATAACGTAGGAGCTGATGTAGGAAATTTTTTTGCGAATGTCTTTAAAGATCCAGTTGCTTCTATAAAGATACTTTTCTTCGATTTAGCGAGTACAGTGATAGGTTATATTTTAAAAATGGCGAGTGCAGTAGAAAATCTTGTCAATTCAATACCGGGGGTAGAAATCAATATAACTGGTAAGATTGAGGGGATTAAGAATAGTATTGAGCAAGCCTCTAAGTTAGCCAAAGACCAAATGGGATGGGAAGAAGTATGGAAGAAAAAAGAATATATTGATTTAACAGAGGCAGGAACAAAAGGATATAATGCCGGAAAAAGCTTTGTTGATGGTATAGGAAATAAATTAAAAAATGCTTTTAATGGATTATCTTATAATCCACAATCCGCAATTGATTTAAGTAGCATCGTAGGTAAAAATGTACCAAAATCTCCTAAAATACAGAAAGTAGAAGGTAAAGGTAAAAATGGAGCCGTAAAAGTGGAAATGAGCGATGAAGATATTAAGTATTTACGTGATTCCGCAGAAAGAGATTTTGTGGCCAAGATTCAACATAAAACTCTAGCTCCGAATATAAATGTGAAATTTACTGGACCTATCTCAAAAGAAGCGGATACAGATAAAATGTATAAACGTATTACGAAGATACTAAAAGAGGAAATTGCAATGGCAGGGGAGGTGTAAGTCTTGGCGGTTAGTACGAATATAAAAAATAAATACAACAAAGTGAAGGAGGCTTACATTGCTTTCGATTACAACAATAAGACATATCGTCTTCCGGTGAATCCAGAAACGTTTGAGGTTAATTCTGTAATGAGTACCGAAACTTATGATATTCTTGGATTAGGGCAAATTGTTATTCCGACAGGTATGGAAGTGAGGGAGTTCAATTTCGAAACCGAGCTTCCTTATCAAGCATATTCTTATGTTGAAACATCAAAGAAATTTTGGAATGTGGATCGGTATGAAACTTTTTTTAATAGTGTTAGAAAGAATAAAGTTCCTGTTAATTTTCAGTATGATAATGGGGTTAGTGAAGAAATCTCTACACAGGTTCTAATTGTAGAGTTTAACAGTACAGAAAATGCTGGGGAAGAGGGGGATAAGCAATATTCCTTTAAGCTCTTAGAGTATATCAATTATGGTCCTAAGATTGTAAGCAAAAGCAAGAGTAATTCTTCTAGTAGTAAGAGCAAGAAAACGACAACAACAACCAAAAAGCCCACTACAAAAACAAATACTAAGAAGCCAAAGACGTATGTTGTACAGGAAGGGGATTGTCTATGGAATCTAGCAAAAAAGTTCTATGGAAGCGGTACTAAGTATACGAAGATATATAATGCCAATCGTTCTATTATTAAAAACCCATCTTTAATCTATCCTGGAATGAAATTAAAGATACCAGACTGATAGGAGGAAGATATGGCGAAGACACAAGTAATTATTTCACATAATAGAAAGTTATATGAAATCTCCAAACAGTGCACAAAGATTTCTTTTGACGATAAATTAAATGATGGTTCTAGTAAATTGAGTCTAACAGTGCTTGGAAGTATTAATGATTTTGATAATGGCGATGCGATTCAGTTTATTTATAATGATGTGAAGATTTTTAATGGATTTATTTTCGAGGTGGAGCAGAATCGAAAAAAAGAGGTAACTATAACAGCCCATGACCAACTCCGATACTGCAAAGCGAAAGATCTGATTGCTATTACGAATAAAGATACAGCCACGACATTAGTAAATAGAATGATTACATACTTACAGCTTAAAAAAGGAGCTGTTGTCGATACAAAATATAAGCTGAGTTTTGATGCGAAAACCGGATCTACATGGCTTGATGTTATTTATGAAAAAATGAGTGAAACCTTGCTGAACACAGGAAAGAAGTATGTTCTTCGTGATGAATTTGGGAAGATATGTCTTAGAGATATAACAAAGTGCTATATGAATTTTATTATCGGAGATAAAAGCCTCTTATATGATTACACCTATAAAAAGAGCATTAATGATGATTTTTATAATCAAGTGAAACTGTATGGAGAAATTGATTCAGAAAGTAAGAGTACAAGTAAATCCAAAACGAAAAAAACAACAAAAACAAAGAAACTAGAAATTGTCATGATGAGAGATAACAATTCTATTAAAAAATATGGAACTCTTCAGTACTTCGAGGATGTATCTGGCAAGGAATCGCAGATAAATAAAGCAAAAATGAAAGAGAAAGCAAAAGTGTTATTGGCAGACTATAACCGTACAAAGAATGCCTTTAGTGTGGAGTGTATTGGCGTTCCAGAAGTGCGTGCAGGAAATATTATAAAGGTAGTCGTTAATGAATTAGGTGCGAAAGAAAATCATATTGTTGAGAGTGTAACGCATGAATTCCTTCCAGTTCATACAATGAGTATTGAGTTTGCAGAAGTATTTGAAAAAGAAAGTGGCAAGAGTGATATTGAAACAATTACAAAAACGAGAACGATAAAAGCATCAGAAGCGACAAGTAATACAGGAACATCAATCAAAAACAATCAATCATCGAGTCAAACAAGTGGAGAAGCAAGTAGTGTCATATCGATTGCTCGTTCCTTCATTGGAAAGGTTACCTATGTATTTGGTGCATCCAGTCCCGAAAGTGGAAGGAGTGATTGTTCTGGATTTACACAGTATTGTTATAAGAAAGTCGGCGTAAGTATTGGAAGAACAACAAACGATCAAGTAAGAGCAGGAAGTAAAGTGGAGAAATCGAATTTACAACCAGGTGATCTTATTATGTTCAAGAATACTTACAACAGTGGGTATTTATATGGTGTAAGCCATGTGGGCATATATTTAGGTGGTGGAGAATTTATCCATTGTAGTTCGAGCAAAGGAGTGACCATAAGCAGTCTTAACTCGTCTTATTACAAAGAACATTATTTAATGGGAAGAAGGGTGCTATAAGGAGGTATATATGCTAAGAGAAATAAAAACAGCTATCGAACAATATTTGCGAGCAAAGCAGTTGACGGATATTGTAACTGGTGAATATACCGAAGAGGGTTTAAAGATCACAGAAGATTTTGCGATACCAATTGAGTTGGTGCATATTCCAGACTGGTTACAAAAGAATGGAGATTTAAAGTTTGGGGATAGGTTATACTGTTTACGTGGTTGGAACGGAAAAATATACTTTGCATTGGATGTGATTAAATGAGTTTGCCAATTATTGTATTAGATGATGATATTGATTTTGATAACATAGAGTTAGAAGAGGAAGAAGAGCAGCAGGCAGAAGCTGGATATACGTATAAATTAAGTACCGACAGAATACAGAACAATATTGAGGATTTGGAATCTGTGAAACAAGCAGTAAAGAAAATTCTAATGACACCTCAATTTGAGTATGAAATATATAGTTTTGATTATGGGATTGATTTGGAATCATTAATAGGGAGAGAGCCAGAAGAGATCACAGTTCTATTAAAAAGGATGGTGAGAGAAGCGCTGACATACGATGATAGAGTTACATCTGTTGACAATTTTGAAATTAGATTCAGTGAAGACGAGTGTCTGTGTGAATTTACAGTATCAACCGTTTATGGAGAGTATAAAGAAGAATTGGAGGTGAGTATTTAATGTTTGAAAATATGACATATGACAATATAATGAACTTGATGCTATCTAAAATTTCTGATGATATAGATAAACGAGAGGGAAGTATTATTTTTGATGCGTTAGCGCCTTGTGCATACTTGTTAGCACAGGGATTTTTTTATTTGGAGAATTTTTTTGATCTTATCTTTTTAGATACCGCCGTTGATAAATTCTTAGATAGAATCGGAGATATGTACGGGGTAAAAAGGAATCCAGCAATTAGCGCTATATGGAAAGCATCTTCTAGTATTGAACTCGAAGTGGGGACAAGATTTGGACATGAAGATATAACCTATGTAGTAGTTGAAAAGTTCAGTGAAGAAGAATATTCACTACAATGTGAACAGGATGGAAGTATCGGAAATTCTTACGTTGGAGAACTTGATAATTTGGATAATGTTGGAGCGGTTGTGGAGTTAATCTCTCTTCTTCAGACTGGTGCTGATGAAGAAACAGATGAACATTATCGGAGTAGAATATATGATCGAGTACAATTGCCAGCTACATCTGGAAATGTTGCACATTATAAGATGTGGGCAAAGGAAGTAATTGGTTGTGGAGAGTGTAAAGTTATTCCGACTTGGAAAGGACCAGGGACAGTAAAACTCATTGTGGTTGACTCTAATATGGGGATTGATCCAACTTTACCAGATAAAGTAAAAGGACATGTAGAATCAGTAAGACCTGTTGGACCAGAAATTACAGTTGTTAGTCCTATAGAAAAGACCATAAATATATCAGCTAAAGTATCTTTTGATAGTTCCGTAGACATAGAAACAATAAAAAGTGATTTAGAAACAGAATTGAGAGCCTATATTACAAGTTTAGCTTTTAACACTTATATTGTGAGCTATGCGAGAATGGGTTCTATCCTTTTGACTATTCCTGGTGTAATTGATTATTCAGATTTTTCGGTGAATGGGTTGACACAGAATATAGTTATTGCTGATGATGAGATACCAGTAGTTGGAATGATAGAACTGGAGGAATTAGCATGATAGATTTAATGAAATATCTTCCAGCAGAAGTATATGGAAATAATGTGACTATGAAAGAACTACAAAGAGTTTTGTCTGAGGTTGTAAGCCAATACGATGATGCCCGAAATGAAGTTCTCGATAACTGTTTTATTTCTACAGCGTCTAAGACGCTTAGTCGATATGAAAAAATCTTTAATTTAAGTATTGATATAAGCAAAAATGATGAATTTCGCCAAGAGCGCTTAAAAGCAAAAGTGAGAGGAAGCGGAACGACAACAATAAAACTGATTGAGCAAGTAGCAGCTAGTTTTTCGAACGGAGAAGTAGAAGTTATTGAGGATAGTGAAAATTATACATTCTATATAAAGTTTGTTGGAGCATTAGGAGTTCCAGCAAATATTGCTGATCTGAAACTCACTATAGAGGAAATAAAGCCAGCACACTTAGCATTTGACTTTATTTATACATACAATACTTGGCAAGATGTAGAAAAACTTACATGGGCAGAAGCAGAAAATTATACATGGGAGCAGATAAGGACGGTGAAGTTATAATGCAAGAAACAACGAATATCGGATTGAAAAAGCCAGAAGGCAATGAATACATAAATGTGCAGATATTAAATGATAACTTTGACATAATTGACGAAGCGATTGCAGAAGTAAGTAAAAATAAGATTATCCAAAAGTCCTTGACTATCCCAAATACAGGCTGGACATCCGAAGTAACAGGAAGCTACACACAGAAGCTAGTATTATCTGTGGAAGGAATAACACCTTCTTCGATCGTAAATGTCACTATAGGTATAGAATCGGAAGAGGTAGCCCAAGATTGCGGTTTGTCCTCTACAAACGAAAGCGGAGAAGGAACGATAACCTTTTATGCGGAATCTGTGCCAACTACGGCTATACAGGCGACTTACTATGTCTTAGAAGGAGGTGGAGAGATTGGCTAAAGGTAAAGTTACCTATAAAACAGGGCAGAATTTAGAACCTATTGCACAAGCGATTATCTCTATGGGGCAAGAAGCAAGTAAAAAAGATAAGCCCGAAATTTTAGGACAGAAAATAAAGGCGATCAGCACGGATGCTACAGGTGTAGAAGGGGAAATGCTAGTCGGAAAGACCTTTTATGCAGGCGGAAATAAGAAGACAGGCTCTATGGCTAATAGAGGGGCATGGAAAAATAGGTTAGGGATTAATAGTAAAATAGTAATTCCAGCCGGTTACCATAATGGACAAGGATATATAGACCAATCTATTGCAACAAAAGGAGCGCAGATTTATACACCAAGTGCGGTAAATCAACTGATTGGAGCTGGCCAGTATTTGAGTGGAGCGCAGACGATTGCAGGTGATCCAAACTTAGTTCCAGCCAATATTGTAAAGGGGAAAACGATTTTTGGAATTGCTGGAAGTTATGTATCCTTACCGCCTTTATTTATTATCCAAAATGGACAATGGCAAAATTCTTTTGGGACTCTAATGGCACTTCCAGCATATCCAACTAGTAGGTTTGAAAGAGTGCAAAACTCTGGAAACTATATGGAATTTTTTACTGCAAGTACTGGAAATTCAAAACCACATTGTATGGAAGTTTTAAGTAAAGTCTTAGATGTAACCAATTATAATCGAATGGTTATAAAATTTGCATCTAAAGCCTTCCCAAATTTGATAGATATATTTGATATATTTATAGTACCCACGAACAGAATAAGCGAAGTAAAGTTACAAGGTCACAATTCATCTTTAGTTTTAGGAGCAGATTATAGTCCTGTTTATTATAATACTTCATCTAGTACAGCAAGTGATGATAGAATATTAGAATGGGATTTATCTACTTTAACAGGTGCTTATTATTTAGTTATACATGCACAGTCGGCAGGATATTATAATAATTTATCTGTCTGTATAAGTAATATATATCTATCAGCCGAGCCAAAAATAAATTTATAGAGTATAGAGGTGAAAAAGTGAAAATTTATGTAAATGAACTATATCAAATTAAAGCAGTACGTGTAAATAATACGGGACTAGAACTAAAAGAAATTGAAGTTCTAGACGATTTTATGGCAGGACATAGCGATGTCTTTATAAAATCATACTGTTATCAGGAATTTATCGGAGAAAACGGAGAGATTACAGGTGTATCCATATATCCGTATAAAGATTTAGCGCTTATGGAGAGTTTGGAGGAGGTAAATTCTTTGCAAGAAAAACTAAGAGAGGATACAGAAAAATTTATGCTAGAGCAGGAATATAGAACATCTCTAGTAGAATTACAAATTTAGGGAGGAAAACGATGACAACCTATGAATTAACAAAAAGTGTAATTAGTAGAACAATCAAGAAAGGAGGATGCACAGAAGAGTATTGTACAGAGATGAAGGAAAAATTAGATGTATTTCTTCTTAATGAAAGAATTAACACGGAGGAATATGAAGAGCTTACAAAACTTATGGAAACAGCCTAGGGCTGTATTTTTTATGCCAAAACGGCAGAAAGGATAAAAAATGACAAAATTTATTGATACTTATAATTGCGTAATCGGTGCAATTGTTACATTAGCAACTGCACTTTTTGGTACATACTGGTATGTATTCGCAGGCTTTCTCTTGCTTAATGTCGTGGATTGGTTAACAGGCTGGTACAAAGCAAGATTAACTGGAAAAGAAACCAGTAAAATAGGTCTAAAAGGAATTCTAAAGAAAACAGGCTACTGGGTTATTATTCTAGTAGCCTTCTTGATTCCAAGTTTATTTATCCGCCTTGGACAAGACTTGTTAGGAATAGATCTTAGATTCCTAACCTTGCTTGGTTGGTTTACCCTTGCAACGCTCTTAGTAAACGAAATTCGTAGTATTCTGGAAAACTTGGTAGAATGTGGATATAATGTGCCAACGTTTTTAATTAAGGGATTGGCAGTAACAGAAAAATTATTAGAAAACGGGATCAAAATAGAAGATAGCTCAGATGTTAAACAGGAATAAGGAAAGTAGTCATGTTAGAACTTTTTTGATATGATATAATAAAAAATATGTCATTGAGGAGGAGTGAAAGAATATGAAACGTGATGAGTTTATAAATAACTATTGGAAATATTATTTATTATTAGAAGAGAAATTGATAAATTGCGAAAAATATGTAGCAATATGTGAGGATAATTATAATACATATTCGATTGAGTTTATTGGGCTCTTAAATTTAATAGGTTCTGAAATAGACGTAGTAAGAAAGCTATTAGATGGGACTAAACAGGGAAGAATCACAAATTTATTTGAAAAATTAAAAACAGAACAACAAGATAATGTCAATATTTCAGATTATAATATTTTATCAGATGGAGTGTGGATAGCAAATAAAATAAAAATATATCCATTTAAGAAGTGGGAAGATGTACATAAATATGAACCATTAGATTGGTGGCAGGCATATAATAATGTAAAACATTTTCGTAAGGATAATGTAAAAGAGGCTAACTTAAAGAATATACTATATGCCTTAGCGGGATTATATATGCTAGAGATTAAAG